GAAGTGCCTGTAGATTTTCAAGACTTTGATAACGTCAAGGATGAGTTATCTTACTTGGTAGCAGATAACAGGATTGCAGAACTGGCAGAGATAGACAGAGCAGAGTTAGCCGATATAATCGGAGACATTGACAGCGGAGATTTTGACTTAGAGCTAACAGGCTTTGAACTAGACATGGTAGAGGATTTAATGACGGCTTGCCCCCCGCTAGATTTAGATGATGATGAGGAAACAAAAAGCAAGAGTTGTCCTAACTGCGGGGAGGCATTATAATTGTGATTTCTAACAAGATGAAAGACGAAACCCAAAACGACAAAAATGATGTTGGAAGACCAAAGGTAATTTTCGATCTGGACGTTGTAGAGAAGTTAGCGGGGCTTGGATGCACTAACGAAAATATAGCGGAATGGTTTTCTTGCACTGTTAGAACAGTAGAAAGAAGGAAATCAGAAAACCCAGAATTTTGTCGGGCAATCAATGAAGGTAGGGCAAAGCTAGTTGCCAGACTTAGAAAGGCGCAGTTAGATGCTTGCTGGAGTGGTAGCGTTCCTATGCTGATCCACATGGGCAAGCAGTTGTTAGATCAGAAAGATAAGACGCAAAACGAATCAGAAATTCAACTGAAAGATATTACCCCAACAATTAACTTGATAGCTAAAAAGCCTAATGGCGATTAACCCCGTTCTTGAGATAGGATTGCATGATAAGCAATCGGAAGCTTTCTTCTCTACAGCTAATGAAATCCTTTACGGAGGGGCTGCAGGGGGCGGTAAATCGCATCTAATGAGGGTTGCAGCTATTAATTGGTGCTGTGAGATCAAAGGGCTGCAAGTTTACCTCTTTCGGAGAGTATCGGAAGACCTCTACAAGAATCACATGGAAGGAAGCGGGGGTTTTCTTTCTCTGTTAGCTAACTGGATTGGGCTAGGGCTTTGTAGTTACAACGCATCTAAAAACGTAGTTATATTCTGGAACGGCTCTAAGATTTGGCTTTGTCACTGCCAACATGAAAAGGACAAATTTAAATATCAAGGTGCTGAAATTCATGTCTTGATGATTGACGAGCTTACGCACTTCAGTGAATCAATTTACAGATATTTAAGGGGGCGTTGTAGGGTAGGCTCTCTAACACTTCCAGAAAAACACAAGGGCATGTTCCCAAGAATTTTTTGTGGCTCAAATCCAGGAGGTATAGGGCATAGCTGGGTTAAAAATACTTTTGTAGATAATGCGCCTTACAAGTCTATTGTTAGAATGGAAAAGAAAGAGGGGGCTATGCGAAGGCAATACATTCCAGCACTTCTAACAGATAATCCTACTCTTGATTATGAAGAATACTCTGGCAACTTAGAAGGGCTTGGTTCTCCAGACTTGGTTAAGGCGATGCTAAACGGAGATTGGAACATTGTAGCGGGAGGGGCATTAGATGACTTGTGGCGTTCTGATGTTCACGTAATACCAAGATTTAAAATCCCTTTCTCTTGGCGGTTAGATCGCTCTTTTGATTGGGGAAGTTCTACTCCTTTTTCTGTGGGATGGTGGGCAGAGGCTAACGGGGAAGAAGCGGAGTTAGAAGACGGCACTACTTTCTGCCCACCCAAAGGAACTCTCATAAGGATAGCTGAGTGGTATGGTGCTGACAAGGTAGGCACTAACAAGGGGCTTGCTTTAACTGCAAAAGAGATAGCCAGAGGGATAGTGGAAATGGAAAAGCAGTTGTTAGAACTAGGCTGGATAGCTGGCAAAGTTTACGCTGGGGCTGCAGATAATCAAATATCTAACGTAATAGAAAAAAACGCTGACACTATAGCCAAGAAGATGGCAGATGAAAAAGTGACTTGGCTTAAATCTAACAAGAGTGCGGGATCAAGGATTGTCGGACTCGATTTAATCAGAAGTAGGATGAGGGCTGCAATAGATGGAGAGGGGGCTTCTATCTACTTCATGAATAATTGCTTGGCAACGATAGCTACTCTGCCTATAATGAGGCGTGACCCTAACAATCCAGAGGATGTTTTAAAGGGGGCTGATGATCATGCTTATGATGAAATCCGTTATAGAGTCTTGCACGGAAATGTTAGATCAGCTACAAACATTAAGATAACTCACGTTACCTAACAAATATAATTTTATGCCAGAAGTTGACCACCAACACCCGCTCTATGAAGAATTAAAACCTTCATGGGATCAAGTAAATGACTGCATTAAGGGAGAGCGACAAGTAAAGAAGAAGAAAGACATCTACTTGCCAAAGCCTAACCCCTCTGACGTTAGTGCGGAAAATGAGACTCGTTACAATCAGTATCTAACAAGGGCTGTATTTTACAACGTAACAGCTAGAACTTTATCTGGATTAGTTGGACAAGTATTTTCAAAAGATCCAGTTGTAGAAGTTCCACCATTGTTAGATTCAATCATAGAAGATTCTGATGGCTCTGGAGTTTCACTTGTGCAACAAAGCAAATGCGTCCTAGGATGCGTCTTGGCTAACGGAAGGGCTGGATTGTTTGTTGATTACCCTACAGTTGAAGGCACAGCTACAAGGCAAGATCAGTTAGATGGATCAATAAGACCTAATATACTTCATTACAATGCACCATCAATTATTAACTGGAGAAGCGAAAGACAAGGTGCAAAGAATCGTCTAACACTAATTGTTCTATCAGAAACTTATGTAGATAGTGACGATGGATTTAAAGAGGAAATTGTAGAGCAATTCCGTGTTCTAAGATTGGTAGAGGGAATCTATCAAGTGCAGATCTACAGGAGAAGCACGGCACAAGGAAGCGGGGCTTATGGCTTAGTTGAAGAATACACTCCGACAAGTGCGCAAGGCTCTCCACTAACAGAAATCCCTTTCCAGTTTATCGGATGGGAAAACAATGACGAAACCCCAGATCTTCCCCCGCTTTACGATCTATCAGTTTTGAATCTGGCACACTTTAGGAACTCCGCAGATTACGAGGAAGCTTGCTACATTGTTGGACAGCCTACGCCATACATGACGGGCTTAGATCAGTCATGGGTTGATGATGTTTTGAAGGGGCAAGTTCACTTAGGCTCAAGATCAGCCGTGCCACTGCCAGAAGGCGGTTCTATGGGGCTTGTGCAAGCCTCTGCTAACTCTATGCCCAAAGAGGCGATGGATACAAAGGAACGTCAAATGGTGGCGTTAGGGGCAAAGCTCGTAGAGAATAAAAATGTCCAAAGAACAGCAACGGAAGCGGGAATGGATAACGCATCTGAAACAAGCGTTTTAGCTTCTGCAGCTAACAATACAGCCGAGGCTTTCAGAAAGGCTCTTAAATGGTGCATGGAGTTTGTCGGAACAAGTGGAGAAGTTGATTTCTCACTGCATACAGATTTTGTAAATCATACACTTAATCCGCAAGAGCAAGGAGCATTACTTTCACTCTGGCAAAACGATGTTCTAACATGGGATGAGCTTAGAGATAATCTAAAGAAAGCTTCCATTGCAGAACTCCCTAATGATGAGGCAAGAGATATTATTGACGCAAGCGCATTAGATGGGCTGGATCAGATTGATGATGAGGTTGATGATGTAGAGAATGGCTAGATCTATTACAGACATAGCAACTCGGCATCAAGTGATGCTTGAGAGGCTCAAAGCTGGAAAAGCAAAAGACTATCGTGTATTAGCGAAAAAGTTTGAGGCTGATTTGTTGGCTGCAGCTAACAGGCTTGGAGTTGATTCGTTAGATCAGCTAACAAAAAAGGAATTAAATCTTTTGATTAGCAACGTAACAAAGCTAAATAAAAAATACCAAGCTGCAATCGTAAAGGATCTTGATAAAGATCTGCGAAAGTTGGCAAAGGATGATGCGATTTTTGAACGTCAAACTATCAACTCTTTTTTAGTTACTGGCAATGCAGCCTCGGCAGCAAACTTGGCTTATGCTGCAGCTATAGCTTCACCTATTAGCGCAACTGGCGAACTGCTAGAGCCATTTATAAAGAACTGGTCTAGGACAAGGGTAACACAAGTCAGCGGAGTTATTCGCAAGGGATACAAGGAGGGGCAAACTCTAAGCCAGATGACGCAACTAATCAGAGGCACAAGGGCAAACAATTTCAAAGACGGGCTAACCTCTTTGCAAACAAGACAAGCACAAGCAGTAATCAGAACAGCGGTGCAACATGTTAGTGCTACTGCTAGGATGCAGACTTGGGAGGCTAACAAGGATATAGTTAAAGCATACAAATGGCGTTCCACATTAGACGGGAGGACAACGCAAAGATGCAGAAGCCTAGACGGCTTAGAGTTTGAAATGGGGCGTGGACCTATGCCCCCTATTCACATTAATTGCAGATCAACAATTAACTTTGTGTTAGATGAGGCTTTAGGTTTAGGCGATTTAGATAAGGGGGCTACAAGATCAGCACTAGGCGGGGAAGTTCCAGCAAAGCAGACTTATTACGATTGGCTAAAAACCCAGCCTAAAGACTTTCAAAGATCAGCAATCGGAAAGCAAAAAACGACTTGGCTAAATGACGGAACTTTAAACTCTGAGCAATTCGCAAAGCTGAATCTTGATAAGAATTTCAAACCCTTATCGTTAGATCAGATGAGAGAAAAAAGAGCAATGATGTTAAAGTAATGGAATTAAGTAATACAGCAAAGAACAGCGTAACCAATGATCTGTTAATCAGCAAAGCCTCTAACGAAAGTTATCGTAAGGGCTATGATAGAATCTTTGGAAAGAAAACAATCTCTGGCAAGTTGCCAACAGAACAAAAAACAAAAACCAAACAAGGAAAATAAACCTATGAAATTAAACGTAAATGCAGAAGAATACGAATTGTTAGATGATGCTATTAAATCCGAATACAAGCAGGGTGCAAATGGCTATGAACTAACAGTTGACGGCTTAGAAGATACTGGAGCTTTGAAACGTGCTAAAGAGCATGAGAAAGAAAGACGGCAAAAAGTAGAATCA